CCGAATACGCGGCTAGTGGACTACCAGACCGGCTCAGTGTTGTCTGATGAAATCCTCGACAAAGACAGTCTCCAAGCATTCTACTTGGCGCAAGAAGCCAACGACGTTGCGGACATTGTGTTGTCTAAAAACGCTAGTGACCTGTTCGACGCTGGTGCACAGCGAATCACAAACGTCGCTGATCCTACAGCGGCACAAGACGTTGCGACAAAGAACTATTTAGAAAACACTTGGCTGTCTCCCAGCGACAAAACACAACTCAATGCGTTGAACACCACGAACCTAAACACCGTCGCGGGGTCCGTCAGTAACGTCAATACGGTTGCTGGAGACATAACTAACGTCAACACGGTCGCAGGGAAATCCACCGAGATTGCCGCGTTGGCAACCACAGACAACGTATCAAACATGGACACACTTGCAGCTAGTGGTGTCGTTGGAAACATCGCGTCAGTCGCAGGGATTTCATCAGACGTAACCACAGTCGCTGGTAAAGCCAGTTTGATTACTTCAGATTTCGTCAGTGACCTAAATACCGTTGCGGTGACTGACGTAATTAACGACATCAACTTGTTAGCGACAAGTGACATTGTGTCGGACTTAAACACGTTAGCGACGAGTGACATTGTGTCGGACCTCAACACGTTAGCGACATCAGATATCGTTTCGGACGTAAATTTATTAGCGACATCAGATATCGTTTCGGACCTCAATCAACTTGCGACTAGTGATTTTGTAAGTGACCTCAATCAACTTGCGACAACTACAAACGTCAACAATTTGGGAACCGTTGCGGGTGCGATAGGAAACGTTAATTCTGTGGGCAGTTCGATAGGAAACGTCAACACAGTCGCGGGGATTTCCAGCGCAGTGTCCACAGTAGCGGCAGACGCAACAGATATTGGAAATGTCAGCGGGTCGATTGCTAACGTCAACACCGTTGCGACAAACATTAGCGGCGTCAACAACTTTGCAGCGCAGTACCGCACAGGCTCTAGTGACCCTACAACTAGTCTCGACGAAGGCGATTTGTTCTACAACACGACAGCTTCGCAACTAAAAATTTACAACGGAAGTGCTTGGGAAAACGCTGCGCCAGCGGGTAGTGGTTTCCTTGCGACTTCTGGCGGCACGATGACGGGCGATGTTTTGTTTGACCCGCAAGGTAATGCTGGAGGAGACACTGTTGGCCTAGGCGTTGTTGAAACGGGTAATAACACCACGAATATGAATGTTGTTAGGAACTTTTCTTATGATAGCTCTAACCAAAACTTAGTTACATTTTACAATAATGCTGATGTTGGATTTTATGATGGCGCAGGTGGAACCCAGAAGATGCTCTGGGCAGCTTCGGACGAGACACTTAAATTTAGCGATAACGTCAAGGCGACCTTTGGAAATTCGGCAGATTTGAAGATTTATCACGATGGGACCAATTCATATGTCTCTGACACAGGCACAGGCGATATTATCGTCAAAGGTGATTATGTGCGTTTGCAAGATAGTGGCGGCACAAACCTTTTAACGGCTGACGGCAACGATGCGGTGTCTCTTTTTTATGCTGGTGGCTCTCGTTTATCCACAACAGCCAGCGGAATCGACGTAACAGGCACAGTCCAAGCAGACCAGTTTAACAACGACGAGGCACTGCCAGACATTCGCCCCAGCCTTTTGCTAGACTTTGCGAACTCCAAAACGCTAGACCCACGGATTACGTTTACGCGAGGCTCCACTGCGACTTATTACGATGGCGTGACCACTGCGAAGGCCGAGGAGAATTTGCTGTCTTATAGTCAGGAGTTTGATAATTCTGGTTGGACTAAAGAGGCTGCTTCAATCACCGCTAACCAACTTGCTGCACCAGACGGCACAACGACTGCGGATTTATTTACTGGTAATGGCTCTTCAGCGCAGCATGTGCTGTCAGAAGGGTCGTTAACATTTACAGCAGATAACTATGTGTTCTCAATATTCGCCAAAAAAGGCACTAACGACTTTTTCCAAATTCGTTTTAACTCAAATGTTGGTTCGGGCAGAGCGAACTTTGATTTAAACAACGGGACAACAGGTGGTGTTAGCGGAGTTACCGCTACGATTACAGACGTTGGGAACGGTTGGTATCGCTGCACTGTAATGGAAGCGGCAAGCGCAACGACTTCTGGCGGTATTCAAATAAGTTTAATTGGCGCACTTACAGATGGAACTTTACCAACGAACACTTTATCTACCACAGTATATTTCTGGGGCGCACAGTTAGAACAACGCAGCGCAGCCACAGCCTACACCCCGACAACTGATAGCCCCATCGTGAAGTACCAGCCGACACTGCAAACAGCGGCTAGTGGTGCGGCACGGTTTGACCACGACCCAGTGACGGGTGAAAGCAAGGGGCTGTTGATTGAGGAAGCACGGACGAATTTGTTGCCTTACTCTATAGTTAGTTCTACTGGTTGGGATTTGGGAGGCAATAACATAGCCGTGGGAAATACTGTTGCGCCCGATGGGAGTTTAGATGCCTATGGCATAAGTTCCAATGGCACATCGTACGGTAATTTATACGCACGAAAATCTATTACTATCCCAGCGGCGGGTGCTTACACGTTTAGTATTTGGGTAATGTTCCCTAGAAAGGCAGACATTGATTTATCTTACAAACTTATTACCTTGCGGGAAACCAGCAATAGTACCGAAACTGTTGTTTCATTTAGCGATTATTTTGGCAGCCTTGATAACATCGAAGAATATAAATGGTATCGGGTTACGGCAACACGCACATTTAGCAATGGTACGACAGCGTATGTGTTTCTTGGTTACGATTGGGCTAATACCAATAAACATGTAACAATTTATTCGTGGGGCGCACAGCTAGAAGCTGGCAGTTTCCCAACGTCATACATACCGACCTCTGGCAGCACGGCGACGAGGGCGGTGGATGCAGCGGCAATAACAGGCAGCAACTTTGATTTCTACAGCGGTCAAGCGGGAACAATGTACGCAGAAGTTGAAGTGCTAAATGCTTTTAGTGGTACGGAGACTTATTCCAGAACTTTGGCATTTGTTGGGTCTGATGTGGATAAAGACAACATTGGCTTTTACAACCAGTTAAACAGTTCTGCTAAAAAAATAAATTTTAGTGTGTCACGTGACTCAGCGTCTCAGGCTGATTTGAATTTGCAAGACACTTACTCTAGCGGTTTTTCAAAAATGGCAGCGGCGTTTCAAACTAACGATATTGCTAGCGTAGCGAATAATCAGTCTGTGGTAACGAGTAGTTCATCCGTGCTTCCTGACATCGTTGGTTTGCGAATATTTGGGGCTGTGCGTTTTCAACCAGCACCAACGGGTTATGTTAAAAAGGTCGCCTACTACCCCAAGCGTCTACCCAACGCCACCCTGCAAGCAATGACTACGGAGTAAGTTGATGCAAACATATTATCTTAAAGCAACCACTGAAGCCGCACTCTGGACAGCCCTTGGCGCAGCGGGTCTTGCCCACAAAGTCTACAATCCAGATGACCCCGCCAACGTGGCACCAGATGACCTTGGGCCATACGATACGTGGGACGGGCCAAGCGGTGCATACGAGTGGCAAGCAGACACATCGATGCTGGACGTTATCGGGCCGATTTACGTTAAGACGGGCAAAGTGCTGACTGACAGTGAAGGCTTTGAATATGACGAGACACAGGCCGTTGAAGGCTACCATGCGAACTTGCGTGAAACACTGACCGACGCACAAGTTGCAGCATTGCCCACGGTGGCTGCACCAGCAACGCCATACAGAATATGGGCGGGAGATAACTGATGACGAAACTAATAGGAACTGGCGCAAACCAAGTGCCAACAAATGCTGACTTAGGCAAGTTGGCTTATCAAGACTCCATTGCGCTTGGCACAGGCACAGCGGGTCAGGTACTACAATCTGGCGGGGCTACGGGTTCGCCTACTTGGGCTACGGTTAGTTCTAATCCATACACGGCACAATCAACCAATGCCACTGGGTACATTACTTTAGTCGGCGGTCTGATAATTCAGTGGGGCAAGATTATGGTTGGCGGTGGTACAAGTCAAACAGCAACGTTTGCAATCACGTTCCCAAACGCCGTTCACAGCGTAACAACCTCAAAGGGAAATGGGGCAGTAATAAATAATGGTACTTTTAATACGACCTCTGCCCAATTCCACAACGATGGCGGTTTGGGTAATTCATCAAATGTTTATTACATAGCGATAGGACATTAAAATGAAATACGCACACATAGACAGCAATAATAAATTGCTTGGTTGGTACAGTGATGACGTACATTCTACTATACCTACGCCGAATGTCGTTGTTACGGACGAGCAATGGTTGATTTCTCTTAATAACAACTACAATGTAATTAATTCTGACGGCTCTGGGTCAGTAGTGGATTTTTCAACGGATGAAGAAAAAGCATCTAGGGTTAGAAATGCAAGAGACGCTGAATTAGCTGCTACTGATTGGCGTGCCTCAACCGACGTTACAATGTCAACCGCGTGGCGCACCTACAGACAAGCCTTGCGTGACTTACCAGAGGCAGAGGGTTTTCCTGACGTGACATTCCCGACCCCACCAAGCTAACAACATGACCCATGTGTTTGCCCTGATGTTGGTTATTGGGGGAAACCCAATCGAACCCCCCATGCATTTCTATAAGATCGAAACGTGTCTCTATTATGCTAGAGAGACGGTTCGCCGCTTTGGAACACTGCAGTTTCAAGAACATTTTGGCCTCGCTTACTGTGTACCCACGGTGATCGATCCAGACAAAACAACGGTGTACTAAATGGACCATAGAGACAAACTAATTCACGCACCGCTGATCTTTGGATTGGTCGTGCAAGGTGCCGCAATAGTGTGGACCGTGAGTATGATGATGTCTGACATTCATCGAAACTCGGAAGACATCGATGCAATGCAAATGCGTGTCGGGTCGCTCGAAAGTTCCACTCAAGTTCAAGCAGTGGCAATAGCCCGAATTGAAGAAAACACAAAAGCAATCATGGCAGCAATCGAAAGGCTAGCAACACGACCGTGACCAGTAGGAGATCAAAATGGCGGTGGCAGAAATACTAACGGGCATCGCACTGATCACCAAGTCGGTCGAGTTCTTAAAGTCAACCTTGGGTACTGCGAAGGATATCTCAAGCGTTGCCAAACAAATAGACGATCTCTTCGAAGGCTCTAAGCAACTTAAAGCTGAAGAGCGTAAAGCACGTCAGAACGGGCAGTCAGTCACAGAAATCGTTATAAACCAACAGCTTGCTGCAGAACACATTGCAGAAGTCAAAGCGTTAATCATCGGGCGTTTCGGTTACTATGCGTGGCAGGACATCTTAAAGTTGCAACGTGATGCACAGCTAGAACAGAAGGCCCGTGCCGCTGCGAAGCGGAGACAACAAGAAGCACAAGCCGAAATGCGTGGAGACATGGCGGTCGTTGGGACATCCGTTCTGATTGGCATTCTGATCATTGCGATCACGGCGGCTGTTCTTCTCGCAATCCTATAGGAGTCATTAATGTTAAACATCATAACGTCGTTGTTACCTCAAGTTCTCTCAACGGTAGACAAAGTGATACCGGACGCAGACGCAGCGCAAAAAGCCAAACAAGTCATCGAACTGGAACTGATTAAAGCGGCTAACGACATCAATCTGGCGCAAGTCGAGACGAACAAAACAGAAGCAGCACATCGATCTGTGTGGGTCTCTGGCTGGCGTCCCGCCGTTGGGTGGTGCTGTGCGCTGGGCGTCTTCTGGATGTTCATTGGCGCACCCGCTGCACAGTGGGTTGCTGTAGCTAACGACTACCCCCTAGACAAACTACCCGTGTTCCCCACCGATTTACTGTTTGAGTTGCTGTTTGCGCTCCTTGGTATGGCAGGGCTGCGATCATTCGAAAAGATGAAAGGAATAGCGAAGTGAAAGACACCGGACCACTTAGAGACAAGCTGTTGAACCGCTTGAACACCATCGTCGCAGACACGTCAGAAGACCTCAGTCCGTCGATGGTGTCAGCATGTGTGAACTTCTTGAAGACGTTCCCACCAGAGGCTGACCTGACTGACCTGACAAGCAGCGTGAAGCTGGCTGATAGTCTCCATGCGTACTCCAAAGAAATGCCGTTCCGGTCGTGAAGGTCATTAAGTTCCCCGACCGGTCGCAGCGCGTCCAGCCGGTGTGCGACGTGACGCGACAAGAGTTCGAACTGAAGCAACAAGCGGAAATCATCCGACAGCAAGCTTTAGAAATCAGAAAGAGACGTGAAGATGCTGAAAGAACTGGTGATAAACGATAAGCCACACTGGGAAACTAACGCACCACCACATGTGTGGGCCGCATACGAGGACTTTCGGAACTTTTTGTACCTCACATGGCAACATCTAGGTCTTCCAGAACCTACCCCTGCCCAGTATGAAATCGCTTACCGGCTACAATACGGCGTGGACACCACTGAATCACTAGACGAAATCACAAGTGGACCCAGGGAAGACATCATTAGGTGCTTCCGGTCGCTGGGTAAGTCGTACATCACGTCTGCCTACGCGATCTGGAGACTGATGCGGAACCCTCGCGACGAGAAGATCATGGTCGTGAGTGCCACGGGTAGTAAATCCAAAGAGTTCGTGGCGCAGACTAAAGGTATCTGCCAATCGATGCCACTCGTACAGTGGCTACTCGAAGGTCCACGCGATAACGGCGCGACACGACGGGACATGGCAGAACAGTTTGACGTCGCTGGAGCCAGTTTGTCTCAATCGTATTCGGTCGTGGCGCGGGGTATCACTGGGCAGATCACTGGGTCACGGGCCACGTTGTTAATCGCTGATGACATCGAAGTGGAACGGAACAGTCTGACTGAAGAAGCTAGACGTCGGATCGTTAAGATCGTTCAGTCAGATTTCGTTCCAATCACCAAGACCGAGTGGGGTAAAGGCGACATCATCTTCTTAGGGACACCACAGACCGAGGAGTCCGTGTACAATACGCTCGTCAAAGAGATGGGCTTCCGGTGCTTCACGATCCCCGTCAGGTTCCCAACAGCGGACAAACTGAAGAACTACATTCTGACAGACAATCAAACGGGCCGTGAAGTAAATATCCTAGCGCACTACTTGCGTGATCTATTTGACAACAACAAGATCAAGCACGGTGGACCCACAGACAGTCGCTTTGCAGAAGACGAACTGATGCACATCGAAGCCAAGGGCAAAGCGTCCTTCGCGCTGCAGTACATGCTCGACACGTCCCTTAGTGACGCAGAGCGATACCCACTGAGACAGTCCGATCTGATCGTGATGTCGTGCAATCCTCTCAAAGCACCACTGACTGTGCAGTGGGGAAGACACAACGATAAGCACAATCTGGTCAAAGACATACCAAACGTGGGCTTCAGTGGAGACCATATGCTGCGACCGCTGTTCGTTGATACCGAATGGGAACCTTACGAGTCCAAGGTACTATTCGTTGATCCATCAGGACGTGGCAAAGACGAAACGGCTTGGTGTATCGTAGGTGCACTCAATGGAATACTGTACGTTCTCCAGTGTTGTGGCTTTGCGTCCGACCCCGCTGAAGCAATGGCACGTATCGCGGTAGACGCTAAGAAATACAATGTGAGTACCATAGAGGTCGAGCCGAACTACGGGCAAGGCATGTGGGTCACCGCGTTCCAGCCGATACTGTCGAACATATGGCAAGGCGGTTGTACCGTGGTGGAGTCCGAATGGGCTAAAGGTCAAAAGGAAGGCCGTATCATCGACACACTGGAGCCGGTCATGGCGCAACACCGCCTAGTACTGGACGAAGACCTAGCGAAACGTGAAGCACGTACAGAGGACCACACGTTCTCCCTACTGTACCAGCTAACGCACATCACAAGAGACCGTGGTGCACTACGTCATGATGACCGCCTAGACGCTCTCAGCGGGGCCGTCGCGCACTACATGAGATCAATGGGTCAAGACGTCGATGAAGCAGCCAGAGGTGTACTACAGCAACGCATGGATGACGAAATCGATGACTTCATGGAGTTCATGGAAGGCGGTGCGATCATGGGACGATCCCGTGGTGTCCGCAAGAACGGCGTGCGTACTGAAGTGTGGTCCACAGACCGGTCGTAACGAACGATTAAAGTACATAAAGAGGAACT